TCTGGATTTTTAATGTCTGAAAACCTAAAGTTCAATGGAACATTGGCGTTTCCTTTTAAGTCAAGCTCAAATGTTGATTCAGTTGTTGCAGAATCAGTTGCTTTTCTATATGCTATTAATCTAACTTTCATTAATTGTTTGTGTTTCTTGGATTTGCATATTCTATATTAACAGTGTATTGAATCAATCTTTCGTTTGCTTCTGTCTTTTTTACAAAGCTCGTGTCTGTTATTATTACCGATTCTGTGAAGTCTGTGTCGTCATTTTCAACAATATCAACTCGTATTGATGTAAACAAGCTTTCAAGAAGTTGTGCTTCTTTTTCTAATATAAAATCCGTTTGCAATGTTTCTTTTAATATAGCACCCGTCTTTCTTGTTATCTTTCCTCGTCCAGTATTATTGTAAGAATAGAAATCACCACCAAAACGCCCCAAAATAGTCTCGTAATTGTCACGAGTTATGTCAAGAGATTGTCTTGACTTCATAGTAAAATTGAAATAATCATATCCGCCTTTTGAATTAAACCAAGCAAGTCTTCTGGATTTAAAACCTTTACAATTTGCACTTGATTTTTTTGCGAAATAATACTCTCTCGTTTCATAGTCAGAATCAGAAGAAGGCGTTGAAGTGTTTGCACCTCGTATTGTGTAAAACTTCCAACCACTAAAATTTGACGGTCTTGCTGAAGTGTTAAGACTTTGAGTTTCTAATTGTTTAACACCACAACCAAAATATATCAAAGCATTAAATTTAGTCTTTGCACCCGTAGGTATTTCGCCACCATTTGCAGAAACATTTTCAAAGTATTGTTTTGAACCTATCAATGAAGCGTCTGCGTCATAATATACAATTTCTATAAATTTAACATTTGAAAAGAATCCAGTATTGTAATTCATAAAAGCTAACGTGTGATAATCGTTGCTATCTAAAAAATTAACAATTATTTCGTTTGTAGTTCCAAAATTAACACCATGATAATTTTGAGCCACCATTGGTTTCACATCACTTAAAAAGAAATTGTCAACTAATCTTGCTCTATATAAAGCGAATGCGTCTCCTTGAATGTATTCTAAAGCACCACCCGTGATTGCGTCACGTTCTGTTGTTATTGGCAAAGACGCTTTTGCCCACCACAAATCGTTTGTTACCGCGTCTCCCGTTTGGTCTGTTGGAATAGCACTTGCCGAAGTGGAATAGTTCTCGTATGCTTTTATAAATACTAATAACATTTGCCCTTTGCCTTGTATAGCGTCACCGCTTTTGCTAAATGGTTTTGCAGATGTGTTTGCACCTAATTTGTGAATTGTTCTAAATGGTGCAACTGTGTCGTTCTGGTCATACGTTGTTGGAACAAGTTGAGAGTTTACAATTTCGTTTAAATCAAAAAATGCTCTTGCATAGTTACTTGAAACGTCTGGTGCATAACCATTGCGTCTTTGTTTGATCTTAGCAAGAAGCGTTCCACTTGCGTCTGTGTCTCTAACTTCCATCACTATTTTGTAGTAAAAATAAGACGAAATGTCGTCACTTCTGTAAATCATATATCCACAAGCTGGTGTGTAATTAGTTAGAACGGGAACTCTATCTGTGCCAGAAGCCGAAGTGTTGTCATCAATTGGTTGTTGTATTATTTCAAATGCCATAGTTTATTTTTTTATACAAAGTAATTATCAAAATCAAATAAGTTTTCTAAATCTTTTACGAGTGCTTTTTCCACTTCTTCTTGCATATCAATTATATTTAATAATAATGGTTTAGAAAAGAAGCCCGTCCCTTTTAAACCTTCTTTATATATTGACGTTGCGATTGCTATTTTCATTGAACTTCGTGTAATAAAACGCCCCTTTGCGTCTCTCGTTCCTTTTATTCCTTTTTTAATCACCCATTTGTCAAGTGCTTTTGTATTTATCATTTTAAATTTTCCACTAAATTTTGGTGACTGATTAAGTCCAAAAATAGTGTTTGCCCATTGTCCGTCTTGTCCTTTTAATGGTTTTTTGCTTCTTAAAGGTCTTTTGTTTTTAAACCTTTCTCCAGTTCCTTTGACACCAGTATCAACAAAAGCACCATATCCGTTCATTTTAAACATCACACTTGGTCTTGCGGTGAAGTTTCCACGCACCTCATAATCAATTGAATTATACAAAGAGCCATCGCCCTTCTTGTTTCTTTTTAATCTATATTTAGCGTCTTTAACTTGTTTCTTTCCAAATGACGCAAGAGCCAACCTAAAGTTTGTATAATCAGCCATTATGTGTTGTTTGTTTGTGGAACATTACAAAGGTTATTTTGATTCTGACAAACGATATTAAAAGTCCCAGCCCAACCCGTTAGCATATTAGAAAAACGGCTTGTGAATGGCGATAATTGAATCGGCATTTCAAGGTCAGTGCGTTGGTCAGCCCAAGAGCTTGTTTGTGTTGCTTGTCTAAAATTAGCAATCACGTCTTTAAGAATTAACAACGTTTCAGAATAAGCGTCATTTAATCCAGTCATATCCTCTTGAATTTGGTCTGCTATTATTACAGTAAATGAATATGTCAACGTTTGTGCGTCCACACTGACTGGTTCTGGCTCAACATACATCAATGGAAATTGTGACAAGTTCATTTTTTCAATATCTACGTCATTCAAACTACCAGAATTGAACGAGTGTATTTCGTGATGGTTTGTCGCAATATCCTCAAACGTGTTTATCATTTGACGATATGTGATATTCATATATGTATTGTTATTATCTTGTGCCATTACTTTGTTCTTTTTCTAAAATAAATTTGTCTTGTTTATACGCCAAGAACGTTAACGCTTTATATATTTTTATTTTTGTCACTTCTTCAAACTTCAATAAATCTCCGTTTGCTATTTCATATATAATTGGATACCAGCCCCACTTTTCCTTGTATCTTATGTCTGTTGTCACTCTCCTTTCTGTCTCTTTGCCTTCGTCTTGCTTTATGTCTGTGGATTCAAAGAGTTGCTTAAATCTTCCAAAAGTATCTCGCCTAAAGAAAAAAAAAAGTTAAGAACCCCTAAAGCATAACTCATTGGCAAGTCTTTCATTGCTTCTTTCTTTTCTTCCGTTGGATCGTAGCTTTCAACTTCATATCGTCCAAACATATTGACATCACCAATTTGCTTTCTATATAGTATTGACATAATCTTGTGTAGATTCTTTGTTGAATCTTCGCAATATGTCTCCAAGTCAATAAACTCTCCAGTTGTCATTTCTGACATATTGGGAATGATAGCAAACTTTTCGTTTTTAAACGTTATGTGTTTTTCTATCTTTATTTCGCTTGGGTCTTCTTTAGTCATTTGAATTAATATATTTGAGACCTTTTGCAAGTCACCAAATGACATATTTTTTAAGACCTTCTTATCCACATCACAAAACAAAGAAACCATTTCAAGCGTCTTTGTCTTTTCTCTTTTTTTGCTTTCCATTATGTCCATAAACTGTTGATATTGCCTTATTGTTATATCAGCCCAGTTGTCTGGAACTCTTAATTTTATTTGCTTCATTTTTTATAAATATATTTTTTCCTTTTTTGTTTCAACTAATATAGTATTTTCCACTGTAAGACACCATTAATTTGTTTAAACAAACATATCTCACTGCGTCAATACTGTGATTAAATGCGTCAATTGGCTTGTTTGTGATGTCACCATTCTTGTCTTTTATCCATTTATAGTTTCTAAATTCTTTGATTGTGTTGACACTTCTTTTTGTGATATTGAGCTTATGTCGTTTCATAACATCAATTCCAATACGAATAGAGTCTGCACCTTTCTTTGCTGGTTTTATATTGACACCCGTATTCATACGAAAGAGTTCTTCAATTGATTTCGGCTCACTGGAATCGGCAAAACACTCAACGCCACGTTCAAGCCCCATTGTTTTCATTCGTTCTCCAATGTCTTGATTTGTAAGTCCTCGTTCATATAATAGCTCATCAATATACAAGTCCAAGTCGTGCTTATATACGCCTACAATTGTTGTGGGGTCTGCACTAAAGCCAAAATCTAATCCATAAGAAACAAGCTTTGCATTGTCTGGAATGTTGTCAACAATGTTAAATGAAGGAAAGACCGTTTCCGTTGACACACCTCTTTGACCTTTTCCAAATACATTAAAAAGATTTTCGTCCACTTCTTTCAAGCGTTCTATTTCTTTTATTGTGGATTCTTGCAAAAAGGGGTTGTCTTTATATGTTGATATGTGAAAGTCCACGTCATCTCTATTTGCGTCTATTATTTGAGAATAGAGCCAATGAAACTCGTCACTTGGATTAAAGTCTATAATAATTTTATATGTGGTTCTTAATGAAAGTTGAATGAACGTTTCGTGACTAAACTCATTGCACTCATTCAAAAATAGAATTTGTCTTTGACGACCTCTAATCTTGATTTCAGAATCGCAACTTATAAATTCAAAATTGTTTCCATATAAAGAATAAATGTGATTAGATTTATTGTGATTTTTTTCAGTATATAAATTTTCTTTTTTTAGTATGTCAAAAAAATCTCGCATTGATGTTGCTCTTAAACTTGGGAATGTCTGACGAGCAATTGTTATGTAAAACCCTTTTCCAGCGTTCTTATAAGCAAACTCAATTAGTGCTAATAAAACAGAATAAGTCTTTCCGCTTCTTGTTCCGCCTTGTAGAACACAAATTCTTTTGGTTGACTTTTTTAAATCATAATATGGTTTCGCTTGTTTCTTCATCATCATTGATCCAAGATGGCGGACTTGCCGAAACATTAACATTTTGGTCTGGCAATCCTTCTATTCTGTCAAGTATTTCTTTAATGGCTTTTAATTTTTCATTGTTATTAGAATCTTTATGGAAAGCAATTTGTATTAACATTTTAGCAATAGGGCTTCCAAAGTCACCCACACCACCCATATTTGTGTCTTGTGTTGCAAGTAATTCTTTTAATACTGTTGCCACATTCCTTCGTCCTTTTGGTCGTCCTCGCTTTTCTGGTTGATTGTCTGAACTAAATTGCGTTGCTTTGTTTGGAAATTTATTCATAGTTCCGTTTTTATACCGTTTTTTCATTTATTAATATCTCCCTAAACAAATGTTCCATTACATCTACTGTGATAGAGTTTCCAGCTTGTTTATATAATTGTGTATCACTTATTCCTATTTCTCTACATTTATCTACAAAGCTATCAGGAAAACCCTGTAATCTAAAACACTCTGTTGGTGTTAATCTTCTTATTTTATTTTGGACTTTTACACCAGCGCCATTATTACTTGCCCTTAAACAATAAGAACTTTCACTTTTACCAATAATAATAGAACCACCAAACTTTTCAGAATTACCAAGTTTAACGGGGTTTACTTCAAAACAAGGTGTATCACCACCAATTTTAAGTGTTCTACAAACACCATTAACATCTACGGGCTGTCTTTCTTTAAAATTGCTTTTTTGTATTCCCTTAATCATTTTATCACTTAAATAATACTTTTCATCTACCTCTATTCCAATACCTTTTAATTTATTCCCACCCTGTGCTGACAAACAACTCATATTTCCATTAATGTTGTGTATCCTATCCCCCTGATAAGTAGATTTTTTAACTTCTTCAATATCATCATTCCTTAAATAGTATTTACTATGAGGATTGTCTTGTAATATATCTTTTAGCTTTAATTCTAATGGTATTTTTTTGGGGAATTTAAAAGAATGTTTTTCATCGCGAAAACCTACTATAAAAACTCTTTCCCTATTTTGTGGGATTCCAAAGTCTTTTGTGTTTAGAACTTTATAATATACATAGTAATTCAAGCCGTCTTCATAAGTGGTGAAACTATATTGTTTGTTAACTGTCTTTGCTAGACAATCTAAAATGGTTAAAAATGTCCGCCCCCCATTATGACTTAACAAGCCTTTCACATTTTCTAACACAAAGTATTTTGGTTTTTTGGCTTTTAAGTATTGCAACAAATCAAAAAACAAAGTCCCTCTTGTGTCTTCAAAACCTTTTCTTTTTCCAGCCATTGAAAATGTTTGACAAGGAAACCCAGCAACATATAAATCTACATAAGGTGTTTCGTTGTGGTTTCTTTTAGTTATATCATCATAAAAGTTTTTTGTTTTGTAGTTGGCTAAATAACTTTGTTTTGCGTATTTATCCACATCACAAGCAAACATTGATTTGTGTTCTATTCCCATTTTCATCAACGCTTGTTCTGGTGAACCTATACCGCTAAAATCTGTTCCTATACTTATCATAATTTTATTTTAACATCTAAACCCCTTTCGTCTAATTCTTTAAACAATTGATTTGCTTTAGATATATTCTTTTCCTTTATGGTTATAATGTATTCGTCTTCCTTTTCTTCTTGTTCTATTTTGTCAATGTTTAAGCCAAGCTCTATTTCTTTAAAGCCCCAGTCTTTGAGTTCTTCTATTTCAAAATTACTTAATAAATCAAAGTCCCAGTCACCACCGCTTTTGTTTAGTCTGATATTAAGCTCTCTTTCTTCTTCTGGCGTTAGGTCTAAAACAACACATTCAATTTCTTTGTGGTTTAACTGTTTAGCCACCTTCAACCTTTGATGACCACCAACAACAATGTTTCCATTTTTATTGATGATAATTGGGTCTACAAGTCCGAATTTTACAACAGACTCTTTTAATTTATTGAATTGTGTCTTGCTTATTTGTCTCGGATTGTATTGAGCTGGTTTAAGTTTATTTATTTCTATTTTTTTTATTTTCATTATTTAAAGAGTTGATTTATATAGTGTGTTAAATATATGGCAATTGGTGTGCTAATTATTAATGTTATAATGTTCAAATGTGGCTCACCACAAAATCCAAATATGTG